AATCTCAGCGGATTGCGCTTTGAGTTTCTGAATCTCAGCTTCTCCTTTTGCTTGTGCAAGTTGTGCTTGCAGTTGTTGCATTTGAGATTGTTGTTCCTCCATTTCAACACGGCGGCGTACAACAGAAATCTCAATGTCACGGATAATCTCAGCAAGACCGGTCTTCTTAAACAACGGCAATGCGTCTTCAATCTGAAGCATGCCTTGTTTCATCAGTTCTGCAGTCATTGCTTTGAGTTCTGCAACAGAGCGCTTGTCAGAAGATTTATTGGTGATGTGAATACCCCAATCTGCAAAGGGGAAATTGCCCTCGTCTAGTTTAAAAATCTGTTGCTGACGTTTCGCGTCAGTATAGTGTCCAACAAGTCCGTTTTTATAAGCTACCCGTGCAGCATTTGCCAAATCAGTCAATGCACGCTCTACAAATTCATCATGTTCATTAAACAGGTACTCAGTTACCATTGAGGAATTCTGAATGGCCTGTTGCATTGTTGCTTTTCCATCAAAGTACTGGGTGGCCCCAAGCTGTTGCCGATTGACACCCACAATTCGACCTGCAACATCCTCAATGTGCTGAATCATTGACAGAATTGCTTGTAGGCCTGCACCCAGTGTTTCATCGTAGGACGGAAACTGGTTGAATGTACGGTCAGCACCCTCTTTCGAGCGGTCGATAAAGGCCGTACCCAGCTTCTTGTAGTACATGAACATCTTAATATTGTCGGCAGGGTTACCTGTCTTGAAATCAGGTAGTTGCGACAGGTCCATATAAGAACCCCTAACGCCCGATAGGGCAATCAGGTTCTCCTTATGGAAGTGCAGGACATCGTACAGGTCCTGAAGATCTTTAGTTTCACCAATAAGTGAATAAGGCTTTACTTTCCCATTGAAAGTCAGGCCGTTAAAGGACAGATATACCTTGCTAGGCTCAGACATTGACCGGACAGGGTGCTGAACCTTGCCAAGGTCAATGTAAATATCATCGGCTACCCGTACACCTGACCACAAATCCTGAATATACCCGGTCTGAACAAACTTCTTGCGGCTACTTGGAAGCTGCTTGAGTATCTCGTTGCTCAGAATCTTGATAAACGGAGCATCCTCGGCATACTTATTCTCATTCTTGAGGTAGTGAATCTTGCGAATGGACTTCCATTCCACATAATACACTGCCAGTTTGTGGTTTACCGCAGCATTTACAAATGCCTTAGACTGGTCATTTATCAGGTTATCAGCCTCTGATGGGTTATTCAGACGATAGAAGGCATTCTTATGATACATGTTCAACCATGTCTCAATCTTCTTCACATCATCCTCCTTCATTCGCTCGCCGAAGGTGTCAATAATTTCAGTAGGCGTCATCAGGCGTACGCGTACACACCAGTCACACTCATTCACCCACTTGACCTGATTGTCGGCATAGAACAACTCATCACCCTTGACCACCTCGTACCTTGGGTCCTCACCGATACGGTTGACATGGACCCTGTAATACTCGCGGCCAACAATCATCTTATCAAGGAAATTCTCAGAGAACTTCCGGTCAAGGCGATGCTTCAGCATGTACTGATGCAAAAAGTGTTGTACGCCTATCTCCGCCTCACTCTTATATTCTTGACGATAGTAACGCTCAAGACGCTCCATCGCTTTATCAACATCCTCTCCGGATTTGATTACTTCAGTAATTTCACCAAGCAACTGAGAAGACACATTGCGAATCTTCTCTTCAGTAGATTCATTATCTTCTGAATGAGCAGAGAATTCAAACTGACGTTCCTCTGCTTCAGACAGAATCCTGTTGAGCAGCGGACGAGTCAGTGGAATGTGTTTTATTTTTCCCGCAGGAAATTCAATACCATATGTGCGGGTAAGATGTTCAAATTGTTCTTCAGAACGAACTCCATTATAAAGATTATAGAATTCATCAGACTTCGTACGCCACCACATCGGTGACATGGAAATGCACCAGTCTACGTTTTCTGAAGCCCATTCCTCATTCTTCTGAGACTCCGGTACATTCTGCTTCGGCTTGAAGCCGTATGAGAATGACCGGGGAGAAGAAACCGGTTGGGTAAATTGACCATTCATATCTCGAAGTTAGGCAAATGTAAACATTTTTAATTAAATACAAGATTCCCTTTGGAATCACGAATAAATTTCGGAAAGTGTACCGCACTGGATTCTGCGGATTTTGCAGCAATTTTAAACATATCATCATCTGCAACAACTGTTATCGCAGCTGCCATTGTCTCGTCATATTGATTCTTCTCACGTCCTTCGAATGTAAAACCAAGCATATCCCTGATAAGTGATGTAAAGAATATCTGGTCTACATCCGTGCGTACGTATGATACCAACCTTGATATCACGTGTCGCTTAACTTCAGAAGGCATTGATATTCCATACCTGTTTGTAGTCAAGCTTTCCTTTACAACTGTTGAATCCAATCTTGGTCTGCGATGCAACATGTACTCAAACCCATTTGTAATATAATGTTGCAGGATACCTGTCTTAGTATACTCGACCAGTATCTTGGAATTATAATACATGTTCAGCTTTATCGTATTCCAATAGAAATCAGTTGCATCATCGGTACGCTGAGTAATCTTTGCAACAAATACCCTTGACGTTTCACTTGCATTGAAGAACCGCTTGTACACAATATTAGCACCTCTTGACTTGCGATTCTTTCTTTCAGACTCACTCATCCTGCGGTCATCTTCAGCAACAGCATCAAATGAGTCACAACCCGATACATACAGATTATTAACCCTTCCATGTTTCCAGTCCTTGCGCGACCATGCGGGATGCTCTAATATCTCAAACACACCATTGGCATCCTGTTCCCACCGGACTCCTGTAATCCTGCTTCCTTCCCGCTCCCATTCCAAGTTACCACGCTGAACCATGTTCTTGATTGCAGGACTGCGTTCTATCTCAGAATATCTGCGCTCTAACAAATCAATCGGAAACACACCGTGACCGCTAACCTGAAAAGCTTCATCCGGGTCATAGGGAAACTCAGAAGACAGTTGCCTGTATAGTTCTGCATTTGCCTTTACCTTTTCGCGCTGCGCATCCAAGTCAGCCTTTGCTCCTTCTGCATCTGATACACCTGACTTCTCATAGTATCCTGTGTACTTTGCATATGAAGGAATGAACTTACCTATTTTCCGTTCCTTATACTCATACGCCCGCAAGCCGTATTCCTCAGGATTGCTAAACATAATCTTTGCATCCGTTGATCCGCCAGAGTCCATCTCACCACCCGTACCAATAAACATTGCAAAGGTCATCTTGATGGAACCCCGTCTCCAGGAAGGCGATGTTTTCTTAAAGCATTCAATCAATGAAGCAGCACCTGTCCATGAGCCAACCTCTTCAAAGATATGTATGTTCGGACGTGTACCCCGTGTCTTACCTGCATCAGAGTCATATACCACTTTACGAATCATAGATGCAGAATCCATATTCACAAAGCGATTGGTCTCTTCATCACGCATGCTGTAACCCGATTGCTTAAGCGTGCTGGTATCTTTGAGCAAAGACCTTCTTATCTCAGAAGGCTGAGAGTTCAATCCCATTTCAATCTTTTCCCAAAGCAGTGCAGCAAACCGCTCAGTTGATGCGCTGACAATACACTCGCTCACATCTGCAAATGTGAACTCATGCTCTACTATTGTAGAGACATTAAATGATTTACCAAAGCCCCGGCCTGTAATCAGCATAATCCCTTCGTTGCCGTTCTTGCGACACCAATGGATATCTTCAAACAGTTGCTGGTCTTCGTATGAATAATACGGATGCTCGACCACCACATTGTTGGTCTTCATGTCAAGCATGTTTATCTTCTTAAAATTAAGATGATAATAATACGCGGGCGTCACGGAATGTCCGCCGTCCGACCATCCCTCCAAGCATCGCTTGGTCTGCTCTTCCCACCACTGAATATAATCCAATGACTCAGGATGCAGATTGGGAATAAACCTTCCTTCAAAGAAAGACTTTGGCAATACACAATCCGGTTGGTTGTATATCAGAATTTCAGAAGCAGAAGGTTTAGAAATTTTCTTCATCATCCAGAATTTCTCTCCTCATCCCCTCATCCTTCTTACGTGTAGCCTTGTTCATTTCAGCTCTGCGTTTCTCAAGGAAAGAAACCTGCTTCTGTCCGCGCACTGCTCCGGTAGAGTTCTGCTTCATAATTGAATTCTTCAATGCTTCGCGGGAAGCGTTAATC